TCGCCAACCGCGAGGATCGCGCCGCCGGGTTTGTTGGGGTCGGGTCCGACCACGCGGTGCATCACGCCGGAGAGACTGGCCGTGCGGCCGATGTAAGGGGTGACGTCGAGGGTTTCGGGCATGTCGATGACGCGCCGAAGCTGCGGCGGCATCAGCGGGTGTTCGTGCTGCAGAAGGGCTTCAAAGCCGAACTCGGGCACGGCGACGCCCAGGGATTCGGCCAGCCATTCGGCGACCATGGCGCGGTGGCACCAGTCGCCGGGGCCGGCGAGCATCGCCGATTGCGCCGGCGGGCGTTCGTAGCAGAGCAGGACCGGAACGAGGCCTCCGGCCAGTTGGGTCAGGTGGTCGGCGACCGCGCGAGGATCGAGCGGGCCGAGAATTTCAGTGCGATACAGGTGGTAATATTCTTCGACCGAAACGCTGTTGAACCAAGGGCCGGGCGCGAGCGCCTTATAGACGCGGTAACCAGCGGACATCCGCCGCGGCGTGCCGCGCGAGATGCCGATCCGCTTGTGATCGTCGGGCAGTTGGGTGAACCACGACGCCGTTTTCATAGAAGGACTCCAGGATAAGAATTGAGTTGAGGGTGCCGGCACAGCCAGGTGAAGCCGGCATCGGTGGGCGCGATCCACACCGCGCCGCGCTGGCGATCGACGATGTTGACCAGTTTCAGGTCGGTCAGGCGGGCCAGCGCTGGCTCCTGTGGGAGCATCACGTAGCTGTAACCCTCCATCGCTCGCCGGAGGCAATGGTGTTGGTAGGTAGTCAGTCTGATCTGGCGCATTTGGGGTTGGCTTCTGTGGTAGGAGTAGCAAGTTACCAGTATATACCTATGGCCTTCGCAATGCCAGTTAATAGCGTCCGCGTCAAAGTGCTTTACACCGCGCGGGCGGCTCGGCATGGTGGCCGCGTTCCTGTGGTAGGGAACAGTGTCCCTCGGGACGCCTTGGGCCGTGCGGGCGACCGCGCGGCCCTTGGCGCGTCTGGGGTGGCCTGAGCGGTGTTCGTCGGAGCGGTGCCGCGCCAGGCGGTCGAGCAGATCACGCGCACCGTTCCTTTCACGGAATGGCGCGAAGTCTTTGTCGGATGCTCCGGGTCGTTCCGGTTCGACCGCGCGGTGAAGGATGTTCACCCGACCGTGCGGGTGCATTCAAACGATGTGTCGCTGCTGTCGTGTTCGCTAGGTGCCCTTGCCACCGGGGCCGAGTTTCCGATCGGGTTCAAGGGGAGGCTGGCCTTTATCGAGGAGGCGCTGGCGGGCGAGCCGTTCGCGGCGCGCGTCGCGGCGGTCGAAGTGGCGCTGGAGATGGCGAAGTATAAAGGTTCCAACTCGTACGCGGAGGCACACTTTACGCACTACCAGGAGCGGTTCGCCGACTTCCTGGCGCCGGTCCGGACGCGGCTCGATGGGTTTCTGTTGAACCTGCATATCGCGAGTTTCCATCCCGGCGATTTCCGCGAGCAGGCAAGGCGCGCGGCCGAGGTGGGGGGCGGTGTCGCGGCTTTCCCGCCAACTTACAAGAACGGCTATGAGCGGCTGTACCGCTTCGTCGACGATAGCACCGATTGGGAGCGGCCGTCGTACGACATCTGGGATCCAGCGAAGATCGAGGACTGGCTGGATGACCTCGACGTGCTGGGGGTGCGGTATTGCGTGCTGACGGACCACCTGTTGGAGCGGCACGAACCGGCAACGGTCTGGCGCGGCGAGACCAACAAGCCAGTATTCACCTTCGCCGACCACGCGTCGAGCTCGGTACGCCGCAGTTCGCACGGCTCGCAGCCGTTTCGCTACCGGGCGGTCGATCCGTCCCTGCTAACGCCGGCGTCCGAGGTCGAGATCATCACCGCCAATTCGGCGCAGATGAACTTCCTGAAAGACATCTATCTGGCCAAGGGCATCGCGCACACCTCGGGGATCGCGAACTTCCTGGTGCTGATCGATGGGCACCTGGCCGGCGGCTTCATCTTCGCGCGCGCCAAATTCGGCGGCGACGTGATCTACATGCTGTCCGACTTCGCGCTGTCGCCGCGGTCGAGGGTGTCGAAGTTGATCGCCATGTTGGCGACCTCGGCCACGGTGATTGACCGGATGGAGGTCAAGCTGGTGCAGCGGATCGAGTCCGTCGTCACGACGGCGTTCACCGATAAGCCTGTCTCGATGAAATATCGCGGCATCTTCGAAATCACTGGGCGCGGCCCAGGGAAGATCAATTATGCGAGCAAAGTCCGGCGAACGACTCCAGCCGGAGTCTACGCCGAGTGGTTCCAGCGGTTCGTTGCAAACCCGCGTCACAAGGGTGCGCCTGTCCGACCTGAAACTGCCTGAGAAGAACGCGCGGTTTTTGAAGGGACCGGCGTTCGCGCAGCTTGTCGCCAACATCAAACGGGATGGGTGCCTGACCAGCTTTCCGCTGGTGAACCGGCAGGGCGATGACCTGACCGTCGCCTCGGGCAGTCACCGGGTGGCGGCGGCGATGAAGGCGGGTCTGGTCGAGCATGACGTGATCGAGATCACGTCGCCGCTGACCCGCGAGCAGTTCGTGGCGCTGCAACTGAGCCACAACGCGATCGTGGGCGAGGACGATCCGAACGTCCTGCGCGCGCTGTACGACGAACTGGGCTTTGAGTGGAAAGAGTATTCCGGCCTGACCGACGATGCGTTCAAGGTCGAAGACCTCGACATGTCGGTGCTTCGGGTCGAGCAGCCGTTCTACGAGGAACTGTTCGTTTCGTTTTTGCCCGGCGACGCCGCGATCTTCAAAGACTGGCTCGACAAGATCGGCAAATCGAAGCGGGCGATGCGGCTGGTCGGGCAATACGCCGACTTCGGCCGGTTCTTCGAGCAATTGCTGGCGGTCAAGCACGCGACGGGGGTTCACAACACGGCGGTCGCGCTGCGGCTGATGAGTGAGCTGGCCGGCGAGGCGCTGGCGGCGCGGGAGGCCGCGGAGGCGGAAGGCGCTGATGAAGGGGGCTAAGCCGAAGGCCACGGTGGTCAAGCTGATCACCGGCAACCCGGGGCATCGCCCGCTCAACGCACGCGAGGCGAAACCGCGGGTGGTGATACCGGACCCGCCGGAGATGGTGACCGGCGACGCGGAAGCGCTGGCCGAGTGGGGCCGGGTGACGGTGCTGCTGGAAGCGGTCGGCCTGATCGTCAAACTCGATCGCGCCATCATCGCCGGGTATTGCATGGCGTGGTCCCGCTGGATCGAGTGCGAGAAAATGCTGAAAACCACCGGGCTGATCGTGAAGGCGCCGAACGGCTACCCGATGTATTCGCCGTATCTGTCGGCATCCAACAAGGCGCTGGATCAGGTGCGGCAGTTCTCCGAACAAATCGGCCTGTCGGGATCGTCGCGCTCGCGGATCAAGGCAAGCGAACCGGACGACGACGAGGACCCGGCCGAGGCGTTCCTGAGTGGGAGGGCGTAAGCGGCCGGCGAAACCCGGCCCAGCCGATCCGGTCGAGGCTTACGCGAGGGCGGTTGTCGGCAATCAGATCGTCACCGGGCGGCTGGTGCGGCTGGCTTGCGAGCGGCATCTGCGCGACCTGGTGGACGGCCCGGCGCGCGGCCTGCGGTGGGACCGGGCGACCGCGCAGCGCGCGATCGACTTCTTTCCCGCGGTGCTGCGGCACAGCAAGGGGCAGTACGCGAAGCAGCCCTTCGAACTGCTGGACTGGGAGCAGTTCGTCATCGGCTCGATCTTCGGGTGGAAGATCATGCTGCCGAGTCTCGGGTTCGAAATCAGGCGGTTCCGCACGGCGTTCGTCTCGACCGCGCGCAAGAACGGCAAATCGACGCTGGAGGCCGGGATCGGCCTGAAGGCGCTGATCGACGAAAAGGAGGCGGGCGCCGAAATCTATTCGGCGGCGACGACGCGCGACCAGGCACGGATCGTGTTCTCGGAAGCCGAGCGCATGCGAGCTGGATCCCCTGCCCTACGTCGTCGGATTGTGAAAACGACCAACAACCTCGCCGTGCTGGCGACGGCTTCGTGGTTCCGGCCGCTCTCGGCCGACACGTCGAAGATGGACGGGTTGAACGTGTTCGTCGCGCTGGTGGACGAGCTGCACGAGCATCCGAACGCGGAGGTCATCGAAAAGCTCGACACTGGCATGGGTGCGAGACTGCAACCGCTGATGTACGAGACCACCACGGCGGGGGTGAGCCGGACCTCGGTCTGTTACCTCCACTGGGACTTCTCGGTCAAAGTGCTGGAGGGCGTCATCCCGCAAATCACCGCCGACCGGTGGTTCGCATACATCGCCACGATCGATGAAGGCGACGACTGGCAGGACGAACTCGCCTGGCGCAAGGCCAACCCGTCGCTGGGCTCGATGATCGCCGGCGCGACCGGCGCCGTCCTGAAGATCGAGGATCTGAGGGCCGAGGTCGCGTTGGCGCAGTCGATGCCGTCGCGGCAGAATTCGATTCGGCGGCTGCGGTTGAATCAGTGGACGCAGCAGCTTGTCCGCTGGATCCCGATGGACGTCTGGGCCCGCGGGTCGGACCCGATCGACGCCGAGGCGTTGAAAGGGCGGCGCTGCGTCGCGGCGCTCGATCTGGCCCGGGTGAACGACCTGTCGTCGCTGGCGCTGCTGTTTCCGCCGATCGCGGATGGCGAACGGTGGAAAGTGCTGTGGCGGCACTGGTGCCCGGCGGACGATATCGAGGAGCGGTCGAGGCGCGACCGGGCGCCTTACGCGGTGTGGCGCGACCAGGGGCATTTGATCGCGACCGAGGGGAACACCACCGATTTTAAGTTCGTCGAGGCGGAAATCCTGCACCTCGCGACGATCTACGACATCCAGGAGTTGGCGTTCGACCGGACATTCGCCGGCGAGATCGTCCGCAACCTGGCCGATGAAGGCATGACCCTGGTCGAGTTCGGTCAGGGGTTTTTGAGCATGGGTCCGGCTTCGGCCGAGTTCATCCGCAAGCTGCTGGCGAAGGAACTGCAGCACGGCGGCGATCCGGTCGCCGACTGGTGCGCCTCCAACGTCACTGTGCGGAAAGACCCGGCCGGCAACGAGAAGCCGGACAAGGAGCGCTCGATCGAGCGCATCGACCCGATCGTCGCGCTGATCATGGCGGTTGGCCGGTCCCAGGCGGAACCGGCCGGCATCTATGGCGACGGCCGCGGGCTGCTGATCGTCGGCGGCCGACCATTGAACCAAGGAGACTGATTTGACCGACCCGAACACGGCTGCTGACGCGGCCGCGCCGGCGCCGCTGGTGCCCGCGCCGATCGCGGCCGACCCGGCAACGCCACCGGCCGCCCCCGGACCTCTGATTGACTTCGCGCCGGACGCTCCGCCCGGCGTCGCGGCTGGCGTCGCGGTGGCGATCGAGCCCGGCGCGGAGGCACCGGCCGACGATCCGACCCCGCCGACCGGCCGCATGTTGAGCCCGTTACAGATGCTGCGGAACGCGCTGAAGGCCCGCATCACGGGAATCCGCGGGCATCTGGTGCATGCCGAATGGGGCGACCATCGCGCGACTGCCGCGGCGCTCCGCATGCTGACTGATCTGGTCGCGGACATGCTTGGGCCGGACACCCCCGAGGACAGCCTGCGAGGCGCGCTGAGCGACCTGGTGGCTGGCCGCACCACAGACGCCGAGAAGTCGCTGGGCGCCGCCCTGGCCGTGCTGCGGGCGGGGGATACCGGCATTGAGACGCATAGGGTGGACGCGCTGGCGGGGACGATCGAGGCGGCGCAGGCGACGTTACAGGTTGGCGATCGCGCCGACGCGCAGCGGCTGATCGAGGCGGCGCTCGCGATCATCCAGCCGCCGGGCGTCTGATCATGCCGTCCCTGATCAGCGTTGAACAGTTCCGCAAGGAACTGCGGGCGAAGCGCACGCCAACGGGCGGCGTGTTCCGGATCAGCGTCGAGCCGCCGGTGCCGGTGGATGGCGCGGAGCGGACGCTGCGGTTCATCTTCTCGGACGAGTCGGTCGATCGCATGGGCGATACGATCCGCGCGGCCGGCTGGGACATCAGCGACTTCGAACGCAACCCGGTGGCGCTGTGGGCACACGACAGTTCGGCACCGCCGATCGGCCGTGCCCGACAGGTCGGCATCGAAGGGACGCGCCTCGCTGGCGACATCGAGTTCGCCCCGCCGGAAACCTACCTGTTCGCGGATACGATCTACCGTCTCGTGCTTGGCAAGTTCATCCGCGCGGTGAGCGTTGGCTTTCTGCCGACAAAGCACGTGTTCGTGCAGAACGATCCCGACCGGCCATGGGGCATCGACTT